AGTTGTATAGACAGCAACACTCTCACCATCATCAACACCTTCTACCGTTAGTAGGCCACCATTACTTTTAATAAGAACGGCTTTTGCAGTCACATTAACTACGCCATCAGTGATTCCTTCAGTCTTTGGCTGCTGGTCTATCCAACAAAGAGTAGCCGTTGCCGTTTCTGAGTTGTCGTAGCCCGACTTGGTGGCATAGACGCTGATGTTATAGGTAGCAGTCAGAGATATTGTCGCATCATAATGTTTCTTGATGTCTGCATCTGTGATGTCCGTTACATATTCTACTCCTTCTGTGGCACAACTCATCTTCAATTGTCCGTTCTCATAACTGATAGTTGGCTTCTCGCACTTGGGAGTTTCGGGAGTTGTCCCGTCAATAGCCACAATACTCTTAAAGTTTTTCCAAGGGTCTGCTGCTTTGTATGCATTGACAGCACTTGTTAGGACATGAAGGGTTGCATATTCGATATAGGAATCTTTAAAGGCATCAGTGGCTGTGCTGGGTACATTTTCTGCATAGCATGTTACATCAGTAAGTTCTGGGCATGATGCAAAGGCAGAACTTCCAATATATTTGATTCCGCTTCCGATGTTGATGGAGGTAAGCTTAGAGCAATGATTGAACGCTTCACTTCCAATGCTCGTCACACTATTGGGGATGGTGATGGAGGTAAGACCATAGCAATTAGCAAACACCTCATTTCCCATGCTAGTCACACCGTTGGGGATGGTGACGGAGGTAAGGCCAGAGCAACCAGAGAACGCACCATCTCCAATGCTCGTGACCAAAAATTTATTGTTGTGTGATTAAAAAAGCGCATTTTTAACATATTTATATAGGCACGGGCGAAAAATGTAATCTGGGAGTTTGCAAAACGACCCCCTATTTTAGTCACATCGAAACGTCTTAATTGATGTGTATGCAGTGAAACGAGACTTTAACTGATTGAGTTGTTTTCGTATCATTTTTATCGAATTGAAACCAATCATCATTCTGCATAATGCCGTTATATATTTTTTCGCTCGTTTTAGATAGGTTCCCCAAAGACGTGAAATGTGATTGATATTTTCTAAAATCACTTACAGAGATTTCTTGATTATAGTACGCACTTGTATTTTGTGGACTGGGCTCGTTTATTATCATTGGTTGGTAGCCTACAATCTCAAAATTAATAACACGCTCTGGCTTTCCGTACATTCCAACATCTATATAACTTATTTCTGGGCGTCCTGCTTTCTCATATACGATGCTGAATTTACACGGATAATCATTTGTCGGCTGTTGCTGTTCGCTGTCTGAATCGTCTTTGCTGCAACCAATGAAAGCGACTGCAATAATGACTGCTGATATATACAATAACTTTCTCATACTTGCTTTGTTTAATCTGCTTGCAAAGTTACGAAATATATCTGAATGACAGCGTTTTTCAGAAAATATTTTTTCTGAGATAAATAGAGTAAACGACAAACGAAATACTACAATGACAGAAAAAACAACAATTTCAAGAAATTTCTGGCGCCCATCTATAACGTCTCAGTTTTGCGTCTGCCCGATTCCGTTTCATTTTGATACATATCGAGGCTGTTCTTATGGCTGTCTGTTCTGTTTCGCACGTGACTTTATTGAGTTTTCACGTCGTAACCAAGATGCAGACAAACGTAAACAATCATATCTGGAGGGAAACAGTCCAGAGGGTCTGCAAAAGTGGATAGATAAAGTATTATAGTCTGACAGTTATGACTATACGAAAGCAGAAGAGGTTGCATTTAAAGAGCGCATACCCGTAAAGATTGGCGCAACTGCCGACCCATTCCCGATAATCGAAAAAACAGAGCGTATCACTTACAACTGTTTGAAAGTGTTTCAAAAGTACGATTACCCCGTACAAATAAGCACCAAAAACCCCGAAATATTTCTGTCTTATGCAGAAGACTTTATCGGTGCCAACATTGCACTGAATGTTAGTTGCTCATTCTGTGACGATGACATTGCACGTTAGATTGAATGCGGTGCAATCAGTCCGACCAGACGTTTTGCTGCAATCAAGAAACTATCTGAAATGGGCTTTAAAATCACTGCACGTTTGCAGCCGTTTATATTGCCATACAGTGAGCAAGTTGCAGAAAGATTTGTGAAGACTTTAGCAGACTGCGGAGTCTGGGCGTTTCAGACTGAGGGCTTGAAACTTCGTGTCTGTATGAGTGACAAAGAAAAAGCCGTGTACAGTCGTATCGGCAAAGTGCTCGGCTTTGATATTCTTTCAAATTTCAAGCGTTTCGGAATGATTGAATTTGGTGACTATGTATATAGTGCAACAGACAAACGCCGTATGCTGAAACTGTACTCAGATTTAGCATAGAAATACGGTATCAAGTTCTTTAACGCTGATAACTTCTTAGATGATGGAAAATATGGCTGCGGCTGTGAGTGCTGCGGGACTGAATTTCTGAGAAATCACAAAATCTGGGGCGGTTGCCGACGTGCAACTGTTTACAATAACAGTGACAGTCAGACAGAACACTCTGAGGAGTTTGGAAAGTGCCTTGTTAATTTCATGCGCTCGAAAGCAAATGAAAATAGAACTATCGCCGAAGTGACTAAAGATTACAACGTGAAAGACGCTATACCTTATCCCGAAATTAATACACTGTTTTAAGAATATGGAGTTAGTAATTTGCCCGACTTGCGGGACTGCCAATCTGCATTGGCTTAACGACGAAAAAGCCGCTGATGGCTTTGACTATGAGACTGATGATGATGCAGTCAGTCACCACTACACTTGCACGAAATGCGGCACTGATGTAATAGTGATTGAGCCATCACGTGAAGACAGAGAAAACGACTATAAAGAGTATTGGGACAAAAAGAAATGAAAACACTGTTTTATATCGTTGCTGCTTTCGTGCTCTGCTTCTGCTTCCCGAAAGTGGCGTTTACTGCTGTTGGTGCTGCTGCACTGCTGTTTGTGCTCGCTGTGCTGAATGTGATAGACATTAAGATAACACTAACGTCTAACAGACGTGAGTAAAAAGAAAAACACCCGTCTCTCGGGACGGGTGCTCTGTTAGTGTTTTAGTTTGCTTAAATCTGTTTTTGCAAATTCTTGCAACAAACTAAAAGCCAAATCTCCACTTACTGAGATTGTGCCATCATCGTTTAACAGTTGAATTGACGGAGTCTTAACGACCAACTGAATAGATTTTGATTTCAGATAGTCAGCAATCTTTGTCAATTCCTCAATACTGCGAGAGAGTCTTGAAAGTGTCCAGACATAGACACATTTAATATTTGCATCTTCATTAATACACTTTTTCAGAGTGTCAAACGTCATTAATGGTTCTGGATTCACAATCGTAATTGGTTTGCCGTCACCACTCACACTTGCAAGTTTCATTAGTTCGTTACGTTCCTCGCTCGCACTGTAAACGAGTGCTACATCTGTCATATCATTGACAGAAAAAATTTCGATTCTTTTGTCCATAATAATAAATTGATGTGTTAATATTGTAAGCACCCGCCACCGCTGACGGGTGCTCTGTTAGTTCTTAGAATAGTGCAACACTGCTGCTGACTTTCGCACGTCTTCCGCGCTTCTGCTTCGACTGTGCCATCACGTTCTGACTGCTGAGTCTGCTGCAACGTTCTTGCTGCTTGCTGTACTCGAATTGTAAAGCGTCGTACACAGTGAATAACTCTGGGTGTGCTGCTCTCAGTGCTTGCATCTTGGCTTCGGCTTGCTGTGCTGCTTCTGATGCTTTCTGCTGCTCTGTCTCTCTCGCTTCTGCTGTTTCAGATTGCAGACGCTTGATAATGTTCTTAACGCTTACACCGTACACGTCTGCAAGTCCCTTGACTGCTTCGTAACATTGTTCTGCTTCTGACTGCTGCTGACGTTCTGGCTGCACACCGTTCAAGCGGTTCTGACGCTTCTGACTGCGTTTAGACGCTTTCTCTGTATGAGCATCAATCTGACTTGCTAAGTCTTCAATGTCACTGTACTCAATTTTGAACACTTTGCCTGGCTTCTGTGCTCTGCACCACCATGCACTTAACTTGACGAAATGCTCAGTTGTTAACTCACTTTTTAAAGTCTCCAACTGCTGCTTGTTTGTAATTACGTTTGCCATAATCTTAAATAATTAGTTGTTAATTAATAATGATTTGAATATCTCTGTAAGGACGTTTGCACAAATACTGTTCCCGCCCTGCATATATACATCTTTGTCATCGTTGACGCTCTGCATCTTTTCAGCGTCTTCACTTGACACGTCCATCAGTGCCAGATATTCTTTCGCGGTCAATCGTCTCAGTCTTATAAACTGATTTGGTTGCAGTTCTTTGACTGCTTGCAGAATCGTCTGGCGTGCTGCGTTTGTTATCTTATCACCTCTATATCTTCCGCACTTCATATATTTTATAAATTCATCTATGCCGATTGAGTGCTCTGCTGTCTCGCCGTCTTCTGCTTCCCAGACTTCTACGACCATAGGCGCAGGATGCCAGCCCGTACTGATACAGTTTCGCCAATCTTTGCTATCGTAACCAGATGCCATCAAAGTGCTGATGGTGCCTTCTGCGTTGAGCGGCGTGACTGTAACTGTCTTTATATACTTCATTGTCGTTTTGATTTTGATTTCTGGTGCAAAGATAAGTGATAATTGAAATACTTGCAAGAGGCAAAAAGTCAGAAAACCAGACGTTTTCTGCTGAAATTTAACTATATCTGAAAAAATGGACTCCCTACAAGTCCAAGTGGCAAAAATAGCCCATTTTTGCACAAAAATCATTATTTGTGCATAAACTTGTTTGTATTATTTAAGAAATCATCAGTGATAACGAAATCTGAAAAACACATATTAACTGTTTTAGCCTCGTTTTTATTGGACTTCTCAAAAAGTCCTCTTTCATTTTTCAGCAAATCATTACGTAAATAGACGATTTTTCTGTCACTTTGCAACGATTTATATCGGTATTTTTACAAAGTGTCACAAACGCTGTTCTGGGGATGCGGTAAAGTTGTTTTACAGATTAACAGCGTCTTTCTATATTCTAAAAAAATGCAAAAAGACAGCCGAAATGACTGTCTCTCGCTCTAATTTTGTACAAAAATGATGTTTTACTGTGTGTCGTGGAGTGCTCGCCAATGTCTGCCACCCGCATAAGCACCAACGTAGATGTAAGTGTCATTACTCATTGATATATCTGCATTCAACTCGCAAAAGTAGTTATCATTCAAGTTGCTGTCAACTATAATAACGCCATGCTCTGTATTGCTGTACGGTACGACATAGACATTGCCACCACTGTCATTGATGATTGTTACTGTATATCCTACGGGCAGTCCTACAGTATCACCGTCTGAGTCAGTGAAAGTCTCTGGCGGTAACACAATCCAACTGTCTTGATAGTTAAATTCAGAGTCCATTGCACGCCCGATTACGTAACAAATGCCGCTGTCTCTCTGGGCATCGATTCTAAACGCCCATTTACTTGCATTTATATTGCCGATGTTCTGATAAGTGTAAAGATACGGACTCGACCCCGTACCAACTTGAAACATTGGTGTATAATTGTAGAATGGGACCCAGACAGGCTTAACGTTCGGTGACGTTCCTTTTATCTGTGCTGCAACTTGAAAGTTTTGATTTCTGAATCCGTCCGCATTACTCCAACGTATGCCAGAAAAACCATATCTCAACTGCAATTCGTCTTCACTCGCCCAAATCAGTTTGTTTGCTCCTTGATGTGTATAAAAGCCGTCACGTCCGATAAACGTCTGTGCGTTCTTGGCTGTCTAACATCTGACATTTACATTCAGATAAGCGGTGCCGCTTGCTGACTGACTGCAATAGACTCTTATATTTAGTTTGTACGTTCCTGCACTCGGTGCCGAGTATCTGATGCGGTCTGACAGATTGCGATAATTGCCGTAACTGTCTGCTTTAGTGATTGTGACTTCATAATTCTTTGTCGAATCGTCAGGCAGTGTGATAATCGCTCTTAGTGTCATAGTATAGACAGTCGGAAACGTGTTGCTCCCGCCACTGCTTGTATAGAACTGAGTCGAAAATCTGTCTAAGTCTATAGTATCATACTGAGACAATGAAAAAGATGTTTCATTTGTCGTTAAGTCAAAGACTGTGACTGTGCCACTCTTTGACAGATTCATATACTAATAAGTGTCATTTGCAATCGTGGCAATGTCACCGACTGCATCACTCTATATATTGACTCGTGGCGTGTTCGTATCGTCATAGACAGTGAAACCGCTATTGTTGGAGTCATATAGATTCAGATTGCCATTGATGACAGTGTTTGCCGCTGTCAGAGTGATTTTCTGATTTACGATGTCAATGCCCGTTGGTCCGAGACTGCTGTTAATGCGTGCAATGATTTCGTCTTCGTCCACGCTCATTTGAGTGATTAAGTCCTCTACAGTTGTGCCGCTTGTGACTTTCAGATTACCACGTATATTATTGCCGTTTGCTGCAAACCACGTATATTTGTGATTACTCAGATTAAAGTCATTGATACCGACGTACTGAGCCATTGACGGTGCTTTGATTGCCAGATCTGGTGATTTGTATGCAGACAGAATAATTGCAGACTGTCTTTCTGCATCGTCATTCCCTCTGTAACCTAACTGCATAATTTCATCACCGACTTCTGGCACTGAGTCACCATCTTTCACAGAGTCAGAAACGACGATATAATTACAGTCTTTCGTTTGTCCGTCTATCGTTGTACTACTGTCACCAACAGCCGTAACCAAACGCCAATAATATTTGTTGCTGACGTTGTGACTAATACCCGTCTGAGCGTTAAACGATTGACAGATTACTTGGTCATTGACTGCAAACTCATTCATTATGGCTTTTGCTCTGTCATTGTCTTCTTTTCGCCACCAGAGTTTAAAACCACCGCTGACGCTCTCGACTTTATCAATCGTGGCGTTTGCTGCACTGAGTATGACAGTACCGCCAACGCTCTTTAACTTGTCAATGATTAACTCAAAGAAATGAGCGGACCCAGTGACAGTGAGATTGTGAAAGTTTCCGTCTTCGACAAACAAGTCTTTCCACTGCTTTGCAGCACTTCCGAGACTATACAAGTTGTTTTGTCTTGGCTCAATGTTTTCTGTACAGACGTAGTGCAAAGAACTGTCATTGGTGATATTCAGTGTTGATGCGTTCAAGGAGTTTTCTGCAAAGACGCTGCCGCGTGTGTTGAAATCTCCGTTGATGTCTTCTGTATCATCGAAATATTGCCCCCAGATATTGACTGGGTAGAATGAATTTGCAGCACTATTCTAAGACGTGCTGTTTTTATTGACAGTCACCGACCCGCTGTTATCTCTGAGAAATCTGTTGCGGTATCTGTGAGGAATCTGTGAAACTTCTATCTACATACTGACTGTTTAGATTTCGTTTGTGTTTACGTTGACTGTGTTCTGACTGACATTGTACGTTGCAGCCGTAGTCACTAACTGTTTTGAACTTCCCCCGATTGATTCACTTATCGGCTGAAATGGGTAAACTTCTGTTGACGTTGACACATCAGTTACTTTGTTATGTACTGAGCGACTGAACTAATATTTCGGTGTCTTATAGTAATTAACAAGTCGCTGCACTAATCTTTCTTCTGGCTTCTTTTTAGCACTTCCGAAAGTGAGTGAATCGATGTAATTATACTGACCACCAGACTGACCGATTACGTAACTGTAAGATGTGGCCCAATCGTTCTGGGTGTTCACTTTTAATTCTATGTCTTCAAGTTCTTTGCAGTAGTTTTCATCGACTGTATTTGAATAGATTGTATCTGGGTCAATATTGCTTTCGTGGTAGATGTCCGACTGTGCTGCTGACTTGCTGTAAGCGATTGACAAATCTGAAAGGTGAATCGCTTTCAGTGTCGTATCTGCCAAGTCTGTACGTGGCTGCGGGTCTGTGCCGAGTTTGCTGCAAGCATAAATCTGAAATTCAAGCTGGCCGTACATCGTTTGACTCTCTGGGCATTTGATTGCTACACCGTCAGTGGCATTGACTATCTGCATTTTATACGAAACTGTGTTGGTCAATGCGTATTCAGTATCATATATCGTTTCGTTTGTCTTATTGATGTGTACCAAATAGAAATAACCACCGTTGTAATATTCGTAATAAAATTCTTGCGGTATATAGACTTTTTCACTGCCACAGTTGACGTTATACAGATAGTTAGCGTTTGCGTAGGCACAATCTCCGCTTTCTTTCTGACCACTGAAAGAATTATAAACGCTTTCAGTCACATAGTCCCAGACATTGTGCGTACTGTTCCACGTTCTATACCAATGATTTGTACGTCCTGCACCATCCCAGCCCCATCCGCTGTAAATGCTGTTGTAATATGTTTGTCTCGCTTGCTGTGCTGTTATGCTGTCCCATTCCTCGCCGTTATAGTACCAATCACCAATCGTTAGACGTGTGAGAAACATAGTATTATTCGGCCAATTTGCAGTACCTATATAATCAGTGTCAGACGTCCAAGTCAAATCGCTACAACTTCCGAAAGTCGCTGCACTGTCGTACATACTTCTGACTGCTGAATGAGCACGTAAATCGGTGCTAAATTTATACTTTAGATTGATGATAAGATAACCACCATCAAGTATCATTGTCTTTGGCGTGTTGAGTGTCATATATGGAATGGTACCGAACAAACCGCCACCCGTCATTGTGATATACAGTTTACGACTCAGACTGCTTGGCTCTCCGTCTGCTGTTTTGTACTCTGCAACGTTCTGCCAGAAAATACCTCCACGGATTGAATCTCTGTTGCTCAAAGTCACTTCACTGACAGGCGTAGGAAAAAGACTGTCTAATACATACGGCTCTGTGTACGTCCAATTATGCAGACTTTTGAAAAATCCACTGATTAACTTGTATGCTGTGCCGTCTGGGGCTGTATAGTCTTCTACATACTGCATATTTGGGTCGGCGTTCTGATTGACAATATCGTCTTCATCGTCAAACTCTGGGAGTATGTTATCAAGTGGATTGTTATTCGCTATCACTGTCACTTTGTTATAGACTCCACCAAGAGAGACAGTCACATCAGAGCCGCTTTGTCCTATCTGAGCCGTAGTCTTCGGTGTCAATGTGAGCGTCACGTTTGCGCCCTGCTGCCATGTAGTGCCGTTGTGAGTGTAATGAGTCAGCACGTAAGGACTGTTTAGTTTATCGCTGCTGACTGCATAGAAAGCACCTTTGTACTGTATAAGTGTCAGTTGTAGATACTGCATAATGCTGCTGACTACTTCGTCACACTTCATCGGCTCCTCTTTTTCATCAAAGAAATTGCGCTCTTTGATAAAGAGATTGTTAAGTATCGGACTGCTGCCGTTTATCGAAATTGTACTATCGATGTAGAAATCAGAAATAACGTGGTTAGGGTCAACACAATCAAAGCAATGAGAAAGCACGTTTAAGAAACTGAAAATACCGACTGAATCAGACTTGTTAATGTACGTATAATCGACGTTTTCTAACTGTGCTACGGTGTCAATTGCTTCTATCGTCAACGTGTCGTAACTGCCTTGATAACTCTGTGTATAGACGTTTGGCTGTACGTAACCGAACCAGAACAAAGAACTATTTTTGAAAAGTTTGACAGTCACACCGTTTATAGTGCCAGAAAACAGTGTCGGGATAATGTCAGAGACAAACAGATTGACGCTTGCACGGCTTGGGCGCATAGCGTCAAAGATACTTTCTCCGCTGTACTCAATAGTCATAGCGTCTGACAGCAACTTGACTTCTGTATTGCTGCCACTGCCAGACGTTGTGATTTCCAGACGCATTGAGTTATTATCAATGTCTTTAAAGTCGCTGTAATATGTCATCTGTTTATCTTATACCAATATTTTTTCCGACTGCTTTCTGCTGCTTTGCATAGTTACTGAAAGCGAGATACAAGTCTGCACCGCGTACGACTGCACCGACGTACTGCATTTGTTGACTTTGATTTGCAACAGTACCACCGTCTAACAGACGCATAAATCTTGATTGGTCTGACTGCGTTAAGACAGCCTCGCCGCTGTTGACTCTGATGATTTGTGAATCTCCTACGTAACTGCCACCGCTTACAATACCGCCCTGGGCATAGCCAGAAAGACTATGTATTTGAGCGATAACGCTTGCTACTGTTGCAAGTCCAGAAATAGCAAAGCCTAACATTCCCCAACCAGTTGACGTGACTGTCGGGCTTGCTGCTGCTTGTGTATATGCAGAGATAATTGAGGCGATTGCTTGTGCTATGATACCCGCAATGTTTAACTCTGGACTTTTGAAACTGCTGCCGAGACTGCTGAAAGCACTGCCGACCTCTCCGACCATGCTGCCGACTTTGCCCCACTGTTCTGCATTTTCTTGTATGCGTTTGTTTTCTGCTGTGATAGTCTTTGCTGACTCTCCTAACTCAGTCTGCTTTGCTTTCGTGCTTTCGATTTCTTCACCGAGCAACTTGTAAGCATCTGCACCTTTATCGCCTAACTTCGCATACTCATTTTGCAAGTCCTGCAGTTGCTTAATGAGCGAGTCGTTAAAGTTCATTTGCGTCTGTATATACGACAAGTCACGTTCTGAGTTTGGCTTGTCGTTTCCGACTGCAACGTCAAAACTGCTGAAAGTCTGCTGACGTGCAATCTTATCGTTTTTCTCAGTGAGTGACTGCAACTGCTTTGCAATCTTATCTTCTGGCACATACAAGCCGAGTTCTATTTTCTTGCTTTCGATTGCTTTTGTCAAATCGTTGACTTTCTTCTGATAGTCAGAAGGTGTCAAAGTGATCAGGCCGTCTTTGTACTTCTTTTGTAACTCAGATAATTGATTTTCTAAGTCTGAAAGACTACCCGCTGCAAATGTCGGCTTATTAGATGTGTGAGTGTTGCCCGTCTTTTTGTTAGTAGTCTGCTGTACAGTCTTAGCGTTCTGAGCCAACTGAGCCATTTGACCGACTGTTTCGTTAATCTCTGCGTTAATATCGTTATAGTCAGACTGAATGTTTTGTAACGTTGCATCAGTCTTTGCAAGTTCTGCGTTTGCTTCTGCTGCACCCTTGGCAGTATATGCAAATTTTCCAGACGCTTGATTATACGTGAACTTTCCACCGTTGTACGTGCCTCCCGTTCTGTCAGCGGCGAAACTTGACATATTGCTTGGTGCTGCATCACCCTGCTGCACTTTAACTTGATTGTATCGATTAAAAAACTGCTGTTCTAATTCAATCTGTTTAGTGTAAAGTGCTGTTGCTTTCGCTGCGAGTGCTGCGGACTTCGCACGTGCCTTAAACGCTTCGACAATTGCGTCTGTATTTCCGTTAAAGACGTTTTCTGCATCTTTCACATCTTTGACTTTCAAGCCGAGTTCGTCCAACTCTTTTTGATGTGTCTTTATCCACTGCACACGTTGCATATCTGATGTGAGTGACTTGTAAGATGCAGCAAGTTCGGTGTACTTCGTCATTAACTGTGCGTAAGTGCTTGCAAGTGCTGATGTGTAAGACTTCTGTACGTCTTCCATCATTTCAGTCTTACGCTTTGAGTTTTCCAACTCTTTTTGACGCTTTTTCTCTGCTTCTGTCGCTTCATCAGACTTTGACGCAAAAGCATACAAGGCGCCAGCGACTGCCAAGGCCGCTGTTGCAAGTAAGACGTAGGGATTGCTGCGGGCTACGGCGTTCAGAGCGGCCTAAGAAACTGTAGCGGCTTTTGTGGCGATAATTCCGCGCCCTTCTGCTGCTGTACGTACCGAAATCGCTGCTGCAAGTGCTGCCTCTTGCACTTTCCTCACTGACAGCATCAGTGCTGATTGTGCCTGTAAAGCATTGATGATTTTAACTGATGCTGCTGATGCAGTCTGAATCAAAACAAGTTGTGCAATTGCTTTCTGTAGTTTCTCAGTCTCGCCGCCCGCTAACTGAGTGACAGCGACCATTGCAGACATAGATGTCGAAACTGTACTGATGCCCTCTGTCAATGCGTCTGTTTTGAAACTATCACTACTTAATTGCTTTATCTCATTTTGCGTATCAATTATAGCATCTTTGAAAGATGCGGCTTTGTCTTTCGCCTCGTTCAACTGCTTTGCAAGTGCTGCACCAATATCAGACTTTTTCTGTTCGTCACTGAGATTAGCGTAGGACATTTCAAGCGAAATGACTTCTTTTGTCAGTTCGCTTAACTTACGCTTATAGTTAGTGATTGAGCCAACAACTTTGCTAAAGTTCTGGGCTTGCTCTCCGACTGACTTTCCAAAGTCTTTGACTGCTTGTTTATCAGCATTTATTTGCTGCTTTAGGTTGCCATCGTTGAGGCTCAAATCGACCTTCAAATTTGCCATATCTTATGTGTGTTATATTATACTTTGTTTGTCTCTGTCGGCTGTTGACTATTGATGTAGTCTTCAAGTGCTTTTGACTGCTTCTGCATCTGTTCAAAATCGTCTTTGCTTAACTGTTCTTTGTCTGCATCGTCTTCATCAAATGGGAGTCTGTAAATGTCTGTCAGATTCAGTTTCTTTTTGCTGTTCATCTGGCAGTTTAAAAAGTTGCTTATACGCTGTGACTCCCAAAGTGAACGGTCTGCAAATTGAATGTTATCAAGTATGTCTGACAGTTCTGACAGTAACATCTAATCGAGAAAGTAGGGCACTGAACAAACTTTGTACTCAAAGCAAAGCAGACGAAAGTAATAATGTGCTCTGCACTTTATTTCTTTTTGCTTCGACTGACTTTTTTTTTGCTGTCTGTCTGCTGTTCTGGCTCTGCTTTCTTTCTCAAATTCAAAACGCTCTGCTGATAATCACTGTACCACTCTATAAAGTCATAAAAGACAGTCGGATTGTCTGAAATCCAATCAAGGAAATCATCAAACTTTAGCGTTTCGTCTTTAGTCAGTGCTACAAGCGTACAGAATAGATATTGCAGCCACTCAGATTCATTTTGAGCCGTGAAAGTGTGTCCGACTGCATCTTCAAAAAGCATATCTGCCCGAAAACTGAATTTCAGAGTAATGTCTCTGTCGTTATATTTGATTGTCATATTAAATAAAGAAACTATTTACTGTATTTATCCAACCTATAAAAACACGAAAAGAGCGTCAAAGATTGACGCTCTTATTTGCTAAGAAAACTACAAAGAGAAATACCGATTAAGAGTAACTCTTAGGTGTTGCGGGTGCTGTATCAAGCAAACGACCGCTACCCGTAAACTCTACGTCCATAGTGGCAGTTTCGCCATCGTTAGCGGTGATTGATGCTGACGTAACAATTGCATCGCCATAGCGAACAAAGCCACTGCCAACCGTCCAACTTGTATTAGTGCTGATGTCGGTGACAGACTTCAAACCGTCTTCCCACTTCGATTCATTGATAGTGCAAAATGCAATAGTATAAGGCTGGCCGCTCTGAGCCATACCCATAACTTTCGCTGCATTATCATTGCTGAATAGCATAGAGCCAGAGCAAGACCAATTTGAATTAGTTGCAGAAATTTCGGGATGTCTGCCGTGGTCTTTTGATGAAACAGTCTGTGTCTCATTGCTAATCTGCATACTGTTTGCAGTTGCAAAGCCAAATGTGGTGTACTTTGTACCATTGTGATACATAAGTGCAAGTGAATTTCCAGAGGTCATAATTATGATATGTATAATTTTATTTTTAATCTGATTTACTCTATTTATCTCAGTCAGAAAAAGTCAAAATGCAGTAACTTTCACATCGAAAGAAAGACGCTGCACAAAGACATTTTCAATCTGGTCTTCGGTGCTTCCGACAAGTCTGATTTGACTGATGTAGATGTCATCGTCTTTATATGCTTTTTCTTCAAGCAACTCTCTGACTGCTTCTGCAATCTCGACTGTCTGGCCGTAGTCATCTGAGACACATATAATATCGACTGGCGTACTGTCTTCAAACCACCCATCTTTAGTGTAATTGCTGCTGATGTTTCCATGCATGAAACTGATGTAGGGAAATATAGTCGGCTATAATATGAGCGGTCTGATGTTCTGCACTTCTACAAGTGCCGTGACTGCTTCTGATTCAGTCAGAAACTTATTAATATATTTGTTTATTGAAAGTGCATTTTTCATTGTCTTTACTTCGGTGCATTTTTAGCGATTAAGTCATTTATCACTTTATCAAGCGAGACAGTCAGATTACTCATAACGCTCTGTGCTTTCTGAAAGTAATTGAGTGCTTTGATACGTCCGAGCGGCTTTCCCTTTTTGTACGTTCTGCCGAGTGAATCTGTGTACTCTCTTTTAGTCTCCCTTGGCTGCGTTCCACCCTCAAAGAAACGTGCTCTGTACGTGCCAGATCCGGATGACCTAACGCCGAGCACGTGTACTTTCGTGCTAACAGTGTCACCCTCGACTTTGATTTTACTGACTCTTACTGCATCAATGAGTTTGTCTTTAAATCCGCTCTGACTGCTTCTGCTTGCTGCTGGCAATGTCTGACGGAAATAGTTTTTTGCAGTCTCTTTATACTCTTTTGCTACTGTTCCGAGTGCTTTAGAGTACAAGTCTGTACACTAATCAGACGTGAAAAAACTGAGCATTTCTTCAACTTCGTCTGTCTCTGCATAGATGCCGACGTTTTGTTTATTATGTACAGACTTTCTTTTGCTGTAACTGCTTTGTCTGCTTGCAAAATCACTCATTTATTAACTCAGTAACTAACGTTTGGCTGTTGTTTCGCTTGTCTGGATTGATGCTGATGATACGGTACAACTGACAATAATACTTGATGCGGTCTGTCGGTCTGATATTGAGATAGTATCTCACAGTAAATTCGACTGTCTCAGCAAAGAACACCTCTTGCACATCGACTGTCTTACTGCCAGACATATATCTGACTGCTGCTTTCGTCTTGGTGTATGTCTGCCACGACTCTTTATCAATGCCGTATGCGTCACGCTCTTTGACTGAGCGTAATATCTCAATATTTTCGTTTAAACTGCCTGCTCTCATACTCCAAACGATGTGTCAAATGCGTAACTTTTATATGGCTGCAATAGGTACTGATAAGCAAGCGGGATTTCACTTGCAGTTGCAAAGCTGACTGACTCTCTGTTTGCATAGAAATGGCCTACTAACAACAGTATAGCGTGTTTAACTGCTGCGGGTAGTCTTCCGTGTTCGTCAACTATCTCTGTCAGTGGACGCTAAATGTGATTTTCAACAGCACACTCAGCGGCTTTGCAGAGTGCTTTTATATATTCGTCATCTTCCACCCACGACTCATCAATATTAAGATGCTTTTTCAGAATTACAGTGTCAATATACATAAATCAGACTTGTGACTTTTTCTGTATTTATCTGAGTGTCGGAAAGACAAAAAAACACTCTCTTTGCAATGACAAAGAGAGTGAGAAATTTTCTTCAATATAAAATAAGTGCATGAGCATTCAAATTCAAGCCTTACCAAAAGCGAAAGCGTTCTTTCGAGCACATTTCACATCGACATAGGCATTAACAATCAGATTCACAGTGCCTGCACTCAGTGAGGCAGTGTCGCGGACTGTATCAATCTGCACGTTATCCCAGGCACCGACTACAATATTTGACCAATCGCCATAAATCACGTTGACAGACACGTCGTTAAGATGGCCCGTGCTAAGTACTTCAGTACCGTCAATTTCGCCGTTCTGCATAACAAGTTCGGTGGTCTTAGTGCTCTTTGGCATTGCGCGGAGTTTGCCACGTCCAGAAGGACTTACAACGTACTTACACTTAGAAACATCGACGTTTGCAGTCTCGACGGTTGCCTCCATGTTCGTAAGTGCTGCGAAAGTCGAAACGTCTGAAATACTTGCATTAGCAACACCGTTGATGATACCAGCGTAAACGTCTGTAGATTCTGCCTGACGACCAAATACTTTGTCCTCAACAGCCGCATAGACTGCGTTCTGCAAGTCTTCACGAATCATGTTCTCAATGCCGATTGAATCTTGTGCAAGGAGTTCCAGAGATACGGGCACTTTTGCAGTGACACGTTTCGGACTCAACTTCACTGATGTGATTGCACCCGTGCCGTCACTTGCGTTTGCAACTTCATTTGCAAACTTTGCTTCTGTAGCACCGAATACGGGTACCTGCACATTGTTCTTAATGCCAGTGATAACACGTACACCTGCATCAGTCAAAACATTCTTAGCGCGGAGTGGTGCGAAAATATCAAATACGTCTGTACCCACTACGTCTGTACCCTCGTCGGTGACAGTATAGGCACGCATATCGATTTTGTTTGTACCGTTCTCAATTGCAGAGCGGATTTCTTTCGTCAATGAAAATTTTTCCATAGAAATATTCCTATTATTTTTAATTTTATCTTTTTCTTCGTCTTCGTCATTGTCAGTGCTCTCGTCTGTCGGCTCTGGCTCTGACTCGGTATTATTTATCTGAGTGTCAGACGGCTCAATTTCGTCTTTCTTCTCGTCATCGTCATCAGCACGGTTTTCGTCTGACTCTGGCTCTGTCTGAGACTCTTGCAGTTCTTTGATTTTCTGCTCTTGCTCGTCAATAATGGCTTTCAGCAACTCAATTTCTTGCAAGTCCTGTTCGTTGTGCAAATCTTTGTTATCTTCCATATTTTTTAATTCTGAAATTTTTTCAAGTGCTCGTTTGCTGCACGTTGTAGATTCATAAGCAGGCTGATAAACTGGGCTGATGTCATACAGACGTGCAATCTTATTTATCTGGCGTACAATGACACCGTCTGAGCGTTTCGTCCAAGTCTCTGCACCGTCTTCGTTGCTGACTGTAAACGCAAATGAAGACTGTGAGATTTCACCGCGCTTGATGTGCTCAAGGAGTTCGTCACCGTTTGCGGTGTTCGGTGCTTCAAATTCATAATAAACGCCGTCATTGTCAACAGTCAGAGTCAGTGAGCCAACGCCATGATTTGAACGTGCTAACACTGTATTTTCATTGTGATTCAACAGTGCAAACACATCAGACGTTTTGATTGTTTCTTCGGTGATTGCGCCACGCTTGATTATTTCGACAAAACCCATATTGACTGATTCTGTCTCAAAGCGGACTGCATAGCCGCTGACAGTGCGACCGCTTGCAGACTGTATCTCCGCTTTTCTTATTTCCTTTTGTGCGTCCATATACGTTATTTATCTGTATCTGATTTTATCGTATTTTGATTTACGTCTGAGTAAGAAACTGAAAGATTATCTGCACCGTCTTTGATGTTTAGACCGAGCATTTCTCTCGCTTCGTTACGTGTGATAATACCCGCGTTTGTAAGAGTCTGCAAATAAGATGCTGTTGACTGCTTGTTTGTACGTAACAACTCATTTTCGTCAAAGTCTATAAAGATAGTCTCTCGCTCTGATGGTGACAGCATCTTTCTATTGATTTCTTCTTCTACCAGAGTCAAAATCGGCTGAATACATTGCAGTAAAAATTGAATGTTTACAGACTCAATATTATTGATTTGTGAGCCGTCCAACAGTGGCAGCGGTACACACAGAAAGCGTGCAACTTCTTCGATGTTAAATTTACGACTTTCATTTAACTGACTGTCTATCGGATTTGTCGAAAGTTGTATATAATCAAGGTCGTATGGTATAAACTTTATCAGATTGCTTGATTTCGTCGTATTGACCTCGCCCTATACAAGTTTCATTGCGTCTGATGCTTGCTTTCCAATCAGTGCCGTTTTCGCTTTCAACAGTCCCGTAGTCATACCAGACTTTGCATAGTAATCAAGTGCGGTGTTTTCGACGTAGTTTGCAGTTTCGATGCTTCTGGCTGCATACTTAAATACACTGATTCCGTTGATACCGTCTTCACTACGTAGATAGAAATGCAGAATGTCTTTCGGCTCGACTTTGCCGATGTTTAGACACTGATAATAAGTCTTTCGTGTCTTCTTATTGTAGTAGATAGTCACATCTGTAGCGGGGACGTAAACAAGTTCGGTGACAATGCCGTCTTTCGCTCTGTTGAGATAGACAAAGCCGTTGCCGTGTCTGAGCATATCACTGACAGCACACTTTATCAGCATAAAGCGTGTGAGCTGGCTGTTATTGATAGCAAATTTGATAGAGTGCTGTTTAAGTACGTGTGTCTGGCTGTCTTCGTCTCGCTGCTTTACTTCAATGGGTATCTCTGCAAGTGTATTGCTGATAAGTTCTATTGCACTGTAGATTGCAGACAGAGACATT